AGTTTTATTGATTTCGATGACTGTTCCATGTTGCTCCTTATCTTCTAGCAGGTTAGAGAGTTCCTGTTTAGTTGCCTCTAGGGCTGTTATCTGTCCTATTATATAGTTATATTTTTCCATATTGTCAATGCCTCCGGACGTTACGGCTATTGATAACTCTTCTGTGCGTTTATCAATGTATCTAAGTAGTCTATTTATTACTGTTTCTAATTGCATTTAGCATTTCCATCTTCTGCGAGCCTGTCTTAGTCTTGAGTTAGGATCTGCTGCAGCTTTTGGAAATTTTTTCATTTGGCCTGCGCTTCTTGCGCAATACGACTTACGTCGATTTGCAGCTTTTGATCCTGACTTGACCTTGCCAGTGACCGCTGTTTTTAGTTTAGAACCGGGATTTTCTCTTCTGTATCGGGCGACTCCGGCTTTAGTCATCCCTGCTCCAGATTTTGTAGATCTGAAATACTTTTTAGTTTTTGGTGGTTGTCTATCTTGTCTTCTCACTATCTCATTCCCATTCTTCTACCCATGAAGCCGCCCATCATCGCTTTTTTTCTTTTTGCAAATGTTGCTGCTCTTGATGGTGTTGGTCCTGTATTAGCTTTAGCTTGTTTTCTTGCTACGGCACCCGCACGTTGACCTTTGGACATCGCTCTTGCTTTTGCAATGGGCACGCATTTTGGATAATTTTTTCTTTTTTCGCCACCACTCCGACCACATTTCGGAAAAGAACCATCGGATTTTTTGTTTGCAATATCTACCCAGTTCTCTTTGACCCACGATCTTAATCCTTTTTTAGCCATACATTGTTGCTCGCTTTGCCATAAAACCACCACCAGCAGCTTTAGTTCTTTTCTTTTTTTTACCACCTGGTGTTATTTTACCCGAGCATACGCCTGATGCGTACATATTGGCATACGCTGAAGGGTACACCTTAAATTTTCTTTTTGCGGCTGCTTTACCTTTTGGACAAAGTTTTGCCATTAGACTCTGCCGCCTTTTTTCATATAACCCATTTTGTTTCTGACTTTTTTAGGTAATTTTTTTAAACCTTTTTGATTTGGTTTTACAGGTTTTAAAACTTTACCACCTTCTTTGAAACCAGGGACTTGTTTATTATATCTTCTATTTGGCATATCTTATCCTTAGATATATTTTGTTTTTTTATTTCTGCCAGCCATAACTTTACCACAGCCTTTTGAAACTTTTCCGCCTTTGCCATAACCAACTCGACCACCTTTTTTTAAATTAGCTACACCACCAGCATCTGCTATTCTAGACATACCCATATCAAAGTTAGCAATGTTTTCAGCAACGCTTGCATCACCTGTTGGTAACAAACCTGTGTCCATATTTTGACCAATATATCGTACAGGAGTTAAACCTCTGTCGCCTCTGTTTCTCATCATAGCACCTAATCCAGCTAACGCTGCTCCAGCTGCTAAAATTTTTTTAAGATTACTTCTCTTTTTTTTCTTCTTAGCCATTATTTTTTACCTCCGTTTCTAAATATTTGTGTTCCCTTTATACCAAAAATACTCGCAACTACAAGCACCCATAAATTCGTGAACCATTTCGGAAGCTCGTGAAAGTATTCGAAGAATAGCTTTACCTTCTCCATCGCAGTTGGGTCATCTGACATCACTGCCCACATTAAAACCACTATAGGCGCTGAAATTATTACGAGTACAAATTCATCCTTGTAGTCGTTTTGTCTAGCTTCTAGCAATTTGCCTTGGTAAGTTTCCTCACCACGGGCCATTTTCTCTGCATGCATTAATTGTGCATCAGACATAGCCATTTTAGTCTTTTGGCGGTTCGAATAAATTTTTGAACCAGCCTGCAAAGCTATTTTTGCTAAACTGAACCAAGCCATTAGTACGCCTTTGATTTTCTTCTTTTCTCAGGCATCACTTTACCTTGACCTTGTACTTCAAGCTCAGGTCCACCTGTACCAATTAAGTTAAATGCTTGGTCTGCAGTTGTTTTAGATCTAGGATCGATCTCAGTTTGCTGCTCACCAACCTTAACTTCTTTGATGTTATCTAGTTTTTCCATTTTTTCTCCTTGTTTTTTTCTTTTCAACGCCTTTTATAACACCTTTGTTCTTCGAGGCATAGAAAACTGTTTCACCACGCTTCTTACCGTACTGTTTTTTCATAGATTTTATAATTTTTCTACCTTTTTCAGTCAACGGCATCTTAATTTTCTTCAATCTCTACTTTTTTAGCACCAGTTTTTGCTAAACTTACGCCCGCTCTCAACATGGCTAGCTCTTTATTCTGATCTAGCTTGTCATCGAAGTTAGATTGGTTCATCATAGCTCTCATTCTATCTAAACTTAACCTTTCTTCGCCTTCTTCACGTTTTCTAGCATCGTCGGCAGCTCTTAAATCTAATTCTCTTGCTTTTAACTTCGCAACAGGGTCATTTCCGAACTGACCCATAATTTTATTCTCTTCATCTTTAAATTCTTGAGACATTTCTGCAATTAATTTTGCTTTTCTAGACTCCATCGCTAAAGTTAAAGATAAAATTTGTTGTTGAACATTAGGATCTTGTTGTGCAAGCATCGGATTAGCTTGTAGTTGTGCTAATTGTTGTAACTCTTCTCTAAATTCTACTTCGATCTGCTCTTGAGACATCAAAGAGATGTGTTCAAAAATATTTTTTTCTAATGCGCCAAGCACGATTGGATTATTTCTAGCTAAATTTGTAGCCATAAAGTTTAAATGCACTGTAATGTGTGCTCTATGATCTTGTCCTTTGAAAGCTTGAAAAGGTTTTCCAGATAAAGCTAAGATATTTTCTGCTGCTGGGTCTACTGGAGTAGGTTGTTGGGGCGGTGGTAAGATTTGATCAATGTTTTTTACACCGATTGCTTCATACATGTTTCTATATGCTTCATATAAATTATGGATCTGTGGATTTGACTGAGCAAGTTGTAACTCTGTTTGTGCCATAGATATTCTTTGTGTTTGTGAAAAGATGTTTGGATCCGCGATAGGGATAATATCCACTCTGTCATCGAAATCTGTTTGTTTAATATTTCTTTGCCCACCTACAACATCATAAGGATACTCTGGTGGTAAATAAGTTTTGAATACATCGGCCAATAATTTAAATTCTTGTTTCATGGCAACATACAATCTTTTGTGTATAGCTGACATTACACGTGAACCACGTTCTAATAATGCAATCGTTGTACCTACAGCAGCTTGTTTGTTTGCTTCACCCACTTGCATATCAGCAATCGATGCAAATCTTTGACCTGCATTAACCACAATACCCATTAACTGCAATAAGGTTTGTGACGGTTCTTTAAAAGGTAAAGGCATAAATGCATCCCTAATGTTTCCACCTGGCGCGTCCACGTCCCTGAACTCACCAGGTTGGATAGACTGGGCTTCGTCTCTGACACGAATACCCCTTTGTTTAAAACCAGCGGGTAGATTGGACAATGTTCCCGCATCAAGTAATTGACGGAGCGCAGATGTTGCTGTTCGAGAAAGGCCGCCAATCATATGGATCAATCCGAAACCGTAGAACCCAAGACCTGGTAAAAACTTGAAATGAACGAAGTATTGAGTTTTTTGTTTTGTTGGATCGCCAATTTGGTAATTTCTTCTAATAGATAAAACTTCTCTTGAACCTGCTTCGATCGTTACGACGTATGGTAATTTAATTCCTGTAGGTTCACCAAACTCATCTCTGTCTTCAAAACCTTCTAAATCTAAATTAACATGGCATTCGATAAGTTGATAAACATCTTCGTCTCTTGATTTTCTAACACCTTCAAGTTCTCTTTCTTTTTTTTCAACTTCAGTCTCTTGCATGTAACTTGGATTAATTTCTATATCTCTATAGAAACCACTCACTTGTTTTTTTCTTAAATCGTTTTCTGAAATTTTAATCGTGTGCATCACTGCATCAGCATCATCGAGAGACGTGGCAGTGTATGGCACGATCAAATCATCAGCAGGGACAAACTTAGAGACGGCTCGTCCTAAGAGTTCATCGTAATAAACTTTTTTGAAAGCTGAACCTGATAGGGGGAGGTAGAACAACATTTGATCAAACTCCGGTTCATATTCTTTCATCTTATCCATGATCTGATAATTCATAAAATCTTTAACCCTTTGTGACTGATCTTGTCTTGCACGATCTGTTTTACCAATCGTCTGTGTTCTCACAGGTCCTTGTGCAGGTAATAGTTCTTTGTATGCTTGTGCTTGAAACTGTGTAATGGCTTCTGCTAATACAGGGTGTGTTGCACCACTTGCACCTTGAAAAGGTTGTGTTCTAATTTCGTATTTAAATCCTAAAAGATCTAAACCTTTGGTATAACCATCTTCCCAATCTTTTCTTGATGTTTTGTATTGTGTGTAATTATCAAATAACTCAGAACCCATATCAGCTAAAATATCGTCGGGTAATAATTCTGCTAGGTTTGCATAGTGATCGCCACCTTCTTCAGGACTCGCGGCTGCGGGATCAAAATTAATTTCTACACTGCCGTCTTCACCTTGAACGATTTCAGTGTTTTCTGGATTCGGAACTTTGTCTTCTTCGGACTGGGCCGCTTCGACTAATTCTTCTTCACTAGGTAATTCTATTGTTTGCTCTACGTTGGGTAAAGCTTTGTCTATATTGTCTTCTGCCATTTAATTTCTCCAATCTCACAGTCTTAACAGTATTATTTTGAATATTCAACCCTTGAGGCGTGGGCCCTGATTTAGGAGGAATGGTTCTAGTTAGTTTCTTTATCATCTAATGCTAAGATCTCTGTAGCCGTGTCTTTTTCTGGCTCTGAGAGTAAAATTCTACGTTGCTCAGGGTCCGAGGGATAAGTGCTTTTATCTAACGGATCGTATTTTTTTAACTTACCTTGTTTTTGTATTTTCTCTAATATTTCTATAAATTCCATTATACCGCCAATATGTTTGCTAGACCTTTATCTTTCACAATACCGCCCTCTGCGTGATATTGCATTCTAAACATTTCTAAAAAACTGTCAAAATCATCAAAAAGATCTTTTACTAAAATCTCATTTCCTGATGCATCGTAACTATAAACACTGTTATATGCTTTTCGTGCAGGTCCTAAAACATTAGGGGAGGTACCGCTTGCTAAATGAACTCTGCCCCCTTCAGCAAATTTAAGGAAGGGAAACTTTGTTTCAAGCTCAGGGTCAAAGATTCTTCTAATTCTATTCTTTTCAATCTCAGATAATTTAGCAAAATCTTTTAAAGTGTACTCGCCACTTGCTACAATTTGATTATCTATTTCTTTTAATGCTGATTTGACTTCAGGAGTTACATTACCTGGAAATCTATTTTTCTTTTGTTTAGCAAGTCTTTGTCCTAGTTTCTTAAATTCAGATCCTCTACCACCTCTTCTATATAGATCTTTAAA